CTCGTCGAGAAAGCAATTTTGTGGTATCGAAAACCTGTTTTTGCGATCCGAGAGACTTTTCCGACGACAAATTCGAAAATTTGCCAAACTCAAGTATTTAATTGATTCGCTATTGCTCATCAATTAAATAAAACCAACCTGGGAAATTCCCGCGTTGGTTGTTTCATAGGTATTTCGATTTTTGTTAAGAAAGTTATTGAACCTTCCGGCCTAAAAGCGGCCTGTGTAGGAAATTCGATGGAGTTTCAGAAGGGGTTAAAATTACCCCCTTTGAAGAGGAGTAAAAACATTTCGATGTGTTGTGTTAAAAAGTGAGGCCGGTTGGGGGTGTAGCCAAAAAAATATTTTTTCTCTTTGGATTTCAAATGGTTACAAAGATTATGTCCTTCCCAAGTTCGACAGATTCGAAAATCGAGTGTTATACTTAAAGTAGAAACACGCTAAGGGCGTTTACAAATGAGGGGACACAGTGTCAAAGAGACCCCTCATTTTTTTTATGTCCCTACCGAATACGACGATAGCGATTGCGAGGTAAGTTAACGATGCGAATGAACGTAAGGGATGCTAACGGCATAAAAATTTTATTATTGGTTCTGGTGACAATAGCGTTGTCTGGTTGTGCTTTGCTCTCACCTATTAAGGCCCTCACCTCAGATCCGGCCAAACCTGCCACAGAAACAAAAAAGACTACAAAAAACGAATATCTCGAAGACAAGAAACAGGGCATCACGTATCGTCTTCAGGAAACGTATTATAACCAGGAAGTCAAGAAGGTAACTCTTGGCCAGCGGATCGGCGCTTTCATAGCCGGTTTAAGCACCTGGGCAATCCTTTTGACCATTCTCGGAATGATTTTCTTCCCCGGGGCAACGCTTATGTTTTTAATTGGAAGAATCCGAACGCTGGGGAAGGCTCTCTTTCAGACTGTAAAGGCCATCCAGAATGCCAAACGTAACGGCGGACAATATTTGGAATCATTAAATACAGAGCATGACGAAGAAACCAAACTGGAAGTCAATAAACTGCGGGCGCAGTTGTGAAGAAAATGCCTTATATCGAACCAAAGAGACGAGTTCGAATGGACCAGGTTGTAGAATTCATGAAAAATTTTAATGTCAAAGCCGACGGTGGCTTAAATTATATTTTGTTTAAATTGTGTAAAGAGACTGTAACGCCGGGATATAACAATTACAAGAATTTTATCGGTGAACTTAATGAATGTTCGAACGAAATCCGGCGAAGATTTTTATCACCTTATGAAGACGCCAAGATTAAAGAAAACGGGGACGTTTAAGACGGGCCAAGAGATGAAAGTTGACATCAGAGATTTCTATGACATCGCAGGAAAGTTGACGGATTTTGGGGTACCAGTCAACACATTTGAAGACGATGATAATTTGGTCTTGTCTTTGGACAAAGACGATCCTTCTTGCGGTCAACTTATTTTTGACAAACACGGCGAAAATGGAATCAAGTTTAAAGAGATAACGTTTCTGAAGAACAGTACGTATGTGAGAGATTTTCATTAAGATTCTTTCCAGGGAAAAGTGAGGAGGTAAGGGAACGCAAAGCCATCATCTCTCCGCGCGATCCCCGATTCACTCAATTAGCAAATCTATCGTCCCCTCCCGGTTTGTTAATGTGAATCGCCTTTCCATCCCAATGACCCTTTAGGCACGACCTCCTCATTACCCTTTTCAATTCAATCGAAAGGACGATTAAAGACCCAAAAACTCTTTAATTTCCTTTCCCAATCGCGGTTCGCAGATCTTGTATAAAAAAATAATTTATTAAAACGGGCTCTATTCATGTATCCGTGAGGTGCCTTTCGTACATCTGATTGAGTGCAAATAATGGGAGTGAATGGAATGGAAGAAAAGGCAGTTAGATTAACGACATATCTGGCAGGCGGCATTGAGAACTGCTCAAAGGAAGAAGCTCTAAATTTCAGGGATGAGCTGCGGGAAAAACTGAATCACCCGGACCTGCTTATCTACGACCCAATTCAGCAGGAGGCCGTAAAGGTAGGGAAGAATTCTTATGAACAGGTTGAAAGAATCCGAAATCTCAAACGCGCAGGTCATAAAGAGACTTTCTATGACGAAATGTGGAAGATCTGGTTCGGATCAATTAACCAGAATACTGATCTGATTCATTTATTGATTAATCTGAGGATGCGTAAGCACATTGACGGGAATTACCGGAATCAGATAGGTGCATGGGGTGATGCGGAAGCGGTCGTCAGGTCTGATTTTATCGTTGTTCACCTTCCCAATTCAGTAAGAAGCATCGGCACGGTTTTCGAAGTGGTATTCGCATATCTTTTCCGGATTCCGATTTATCTCATAGTGCCCGATGCGGCCGCGACGGACGTTAATTCATCGCTTCTTTTTGGAACACAAATTGCCAACGGAAAAGGCGTGTTTAGAATTTACCGCTCGGTCAATGACTGCGTAAAAGCCATCAAAGAAGATTACAAGCTCGATTAATGGACGGTTAATCATGAATCAGAAAATTTGTGATTTTTGTATGCAGGTTATCGGCGACAAGGTTTTTTATCTGGCCGTCACCGAAGCACGACTGACCAAAGAGGAAGATAAATTGGCTCAGTTTGTGACGCTGGAAGAAGCATTCAGAATGCTCAATCAGAAACATCAGGAGCTAAGAGAGAACACCAAATATTTCGAAGTTTGCGAAGGCTGCAAGAAAGTTCTCGATTATCTTCTGACCATGCGCAGCGATCAGTTAAAGGCAATGAAAAATGAAGTGGAAGGAACTTTTAAACTGCCGTACCTCGGGGAGGGAGAAGGAAATGTCTGAATCAAATTATGATCAGGTCAAGGATTCGGGAAAAAGACAGGAATTTTTAACGGGAAGCAGGAGAGATACCCAGGATGGGAAGGGCCGCTACGATTTAATCAGTCCGATATCCCTCCGGCGATTGGCCAAACATTTTGAAAACGGCGCGAAGAAATATGGAGACCGTAACTGGGAATTGGGACAGCCCTTAACACGGTATCTCGATTCAGCCATCAGACACATTTATTGTTATCTGGAAGGCAAAAAGGATGAGGATCACGCAATAGCGGGTGCATGGAATCTTTTGGCCCTCGTGCATACCGAAGAAATGATTCGCAGGGGTTTGCTGCCAAAGGAATTAAATGATTTACCGGATTATACATCAACGGGAACGAAACCATGTCCCTGTAAAGGTAATTGCGCTGCGAAAGAGTGATTGAAATGAGATTGAATGGATGCGAGATGGCAAGGTCATTGTATTGGATTGGGGCATTTTTTTACACCGGGCAATTTTCAGCACGTTAAACAATCCTGAAATTCCATCGACGTATACATGCCTGTCGATGATTCTGGGATGTCTTTCAAGGATTGGCGTTGATCCGGATGATGTTGTTATTGCGGCGATGGATTTTCTCCGGTCATGGCGCAGGGATCTGGAAGATTCCTACAAGGCAGACCGGGCGAAAAAGAGAGAAGAATCACCCATAGATTTCAAGGAACAGTACCGCCTGTTCGATCAACTGGTTAACCGGCTAAGTGAGGCAACAAGCTGGCATTTCATCAGGATTGAGCATCTCGAAGCAGACGATATCATGGCGGTCGTTTCCAGGTATTTTAGCGACCGGAATGTCGTTCTGGTGACTTATGACAGCGACCTGGAACAATGCTGGCACTATCCAAACGTCAGAATTTTCTCTCCCATCAAAAAGGCTTATAAGTTAAAGCCCGATAATTTTAATGCCTACAAACTCATTTCCCAGAAGATCGAAAAAGAAACCACCGATAATCTCACCGCTCCCGTCCTAAACCAGCAGGACTACGAAACACGGCTGAAGTGCATAAGTCTCCTCGAATTACCTGACTGGGTCAAAAACTCTGTAGTAAACAGTTTGAAAAATTTATCGGATAAATCCGAATGCCTGGAAAACATACCTTTTTCAAGCATCAGAAAACGTTTCGGGAATCTTTATAACGATAAATCGAAAATAATCAGATATGAAGATTGTATAGCAAAGGAAGAAAGAAAGGCGAGGAGAAAGTTAAAGGCGAAGGAGAGGGCAGTCAAATGTATGACAGTGGATCCGGAGAAATAGGATTCGTTGGTTCGCTGACGATTCTATTCATAGGTTTGAAACTAACGGGTTTTATCAAGTGGTCATGGCTTTGGGTTTTATCGCCTTTATGGATATCGTTTCTGTTGGTTTTGCTGATTGCCATGCTGATTATTTTGTCAGCCGTTTTAACTAATCTTATCAAGGAGAGGAAATAAAAATGGATCAACAAGTTCAAGCAAAGTTTTTATCAGTAGCAAAGAGTCCAGCCAGACACATGCTGAAGATTATGGTCAATGGTCAGGAACAATGGGCGGATTGTTCACCGCAGGTTAAGGGATTTGCAGCGAAAGCTCTTCACGAAGGGCAGGATGTCGTATTAACTGCCTCATACGCAAACAATCGTTATAACGTTTCCAGAATTGAGGCAAACGGCGGATATCAACAGCCAGCCCAGACCACAACTTCCCGTCCGGCGCCTGCACAAACGTATACTCCCCCATCCACTCAAGCACAGTCAGCCAGCACGCAGAATTACAACAATGCGGATTACATGAAACCGAGAACTCCCGAAGAAGCGGAAAGAATGACGCGGTTAAGCGTTTTGTCATCGGTATGTTCGGCTTTAGGCGCAATCCCAGGACAAATTGATTTGAATACGCTCTGGGAAGTCGTTGAAGCAGGGTATGTCCGGTTTTTAAACAAGGTAAAAGAATAAAAGATAAGACATTTACGTAATTTTGACAAAGGCGGTTCATATGAATGAAAAGACTGCGATTGGTATGCTCCCTGGTCCTGTTGTTGGCGTTTGGACAAACAGGCCAGGCTCAGGTAACGGAAGATACGATTTATGATCAGGCACAAAAACATACGGTCAGATTGTTTCAAAGTTTGGAAGGATATCCCACCCATTACAGCGCAATTTGTACGGCTGTTCTCATCGATAAACAGCAGGATTATTCACTGCTTCTTACGGCCGGGCATTGCGTAGACAACGATAACAGCACTTACCTGGTTGTCAGCGATAAATCCTATTTTGTAGTCAAAAAATACATATCCTCCTATACGGATTTGGCACTGCTTTTTGTGGCAGGCAGTATCGGAGAAAAAGAACCTGCCCTATTTTCGGCTCATCAGTTATGTGCTGGAGAAAAATTGTACAGCTTTGCTTATCCGGGTGCGGGTACGTTTCAAAAGACAGGCGAATTCTTAGGCCTGGACTGGTATCGGGGAAGCGTCAATTTTGTCGTGATCCCCGGATGTTCAGGTTCAGGGATTTACAACGGTAACGGGGAATTAGAGGGAATTGTTGTTTCATACGACAAATACAAACCAGTTTCTTATTACATTCCCATTTACGAATTCTACAGATTCCTGCATCAACTGGATGTGGACGGAGAAATGACAAAGATTCAAACAGGCCAGAATGAAACCAGGATCAGACATTTATTTGATTCCTTAAGGACAGTCGAATGAAAAGTTTAAGCATAGCGATAATCGCAGGAATCCATTTGGCAGTTTTGTTGTTTCTTGCATTCAAAATTACAACACAGTTTTCCAATCTCCAAAGTCATCAAGCAGAGAGGATAAATCAGCTTTATGACTTCAAAGGATAGGAATGCACGAAAAGAGAAGGTAGAAATTGTCAGGCATCCGAACAAAGACGACAAATTTATTCTCATAGCAGAGCAGCCAAACGGCCGGAAAATCGCCTTTGAGATTGACCAGCCAGGGAAATAGGGAATGTATAAAGAAATCATTTTGTCGAAAATATATGACTATTGCAGAGAAATCGACCATCCGGCAAAAAAGTCAGGCAATGTGGTCATGCTGCAATGTCCTTTTTGTGACAGTGATCAATTAACGGCCAATGTCATACCGAACACAAACATCATCAATTGTCTTAAATGCCATAAAAAATATACCCTGCTGGATTTAGTCAAACATCGCCTTTCCAAAGAGTCCGAAAAGTTACCTTCCAATGATGAGATTTTTGAATATCTGAAGAATTTACTGCATCTCGACGTTCAGACCAGAAACGATGAGGAACGGCTTGAAAATCTTTTAAATCGGTATAAGGAAGAAGGTTTTTGTCTAGTTCCATGTGCGAAGAAAGACAAAAACCCGATTCAAAAGGGATGGACTGAAAAAGAGAACAGAAACAAACAGGAATGGCTTGGCTGGATTATCAATGGCCTCAATGTAGGCGTGCGTACGGGAAAGGTCAGCGGAGTTACCGTGATTGACATCGATATTCTGACAAAACAGGAAAAGATTGAATTCGTCAAAGCCGATACTCCAAAGAAAAGAATCGATGAGATTACGGAGCGGAAAAGAATTCCTGATGAAATCAAGAAAATCATGGGAGATCCGTGGATTCAGGAAACACTCGGAGGTTATCACCTTTTTTACAAATATACGAATCTTCCCAAAGCACGTCTTAAAAGAGACGGTTATTACATTGATTTGGAGAATGACGGCGGTCTGGTTGTCGTTGCCCCTGCCCCACAGGTTGCCGTTTATGAGGAGTTTAATGAGAATGACAAGGTTAAAAAGCGGATTGCCGGATATGCCTCAAGGATTTTTATCAATGACAATGCGATTCCTCAGATGCCAGGTGAATTTCAGGAACTGCTTCTTGAAGGTGCGCCGGGACCAAACGAATCGGTAAGTACCGAACAGAAAAACGATACAAACCGGATAGAGAATATCAAACTCGAAGTCCTGGATGACGGGGATGGGCGGAACGTATTTTTTACGAGTTACGGCGGTTATCTCAGAAAGCAGTTGAACACATCACAGATTGAATACGCTTTATACGGCTTGAACAAGATGATCTGCAAGACCGAACTGGATTCCAGTGAAGTTCAAAATATCGTTCGAAGTCTGGACAAATATAACGGTCTCGATTTAACCCAGCTTGAGCAGGAGATTCTTAATTATTTGAACCTGGTTGAGACCTTTGTTTATAAGACGGACATTGAAATTGCCGTTCTGGGCAAGCGTGCAACCGGAGAAGACAAAAAACGGATTGATGAAACATTGGTCCATCTTGTCAAACAGGAGAAGATTGTCCCGAATGGACGGCAGTACAAGATCATTCCGCGAATGAACTGGACGGGAAATATTCTGCAAGTGGGGACGCCAGTCAGTTTCAAAGTTCCTTATTTGCATGATTATGCCTATTTCAACTGGGGCGACATGATTTTGATCGGAGCACAAACCAAGATCGGTAAGACAACTTTGGCCATGAATATTATTAAAAGATTAACTGAGCAAAGAGTTAAACCTTATTACATCTATTCAGAATCAGGCGGACGATGGGCCGAGACGGCATGGACATTGGGTTTAAAAGACGATGATTTTCTGGTTCCCGAAACGATAACGGAACACATCGATGAAGTAAAAATTGAACGTAATTCAGTAACGATATGGGACTGGATTGATCCCCCGGAGTTTGCCAAGGTGAATCATTATTTTACGGAGATTCTAAAAAAGGTCGAAAAGACCAAAAGTTTTCTCATTGGATTCGTTCAGTTGAAGGACGACAAAGATGCGTCCTGGTTTGCGCCCAACATGATTCGGCAAAGACCGGCTTTGGCGGTGAAGTATTTATACGACCGCGATGGCGATGGGACGAATACAAAATTTTTGATTACAGAAGTCCGTGCCCCCAAGGCCAAGGGCAAACAGTTTACCATTCCCTGTATCTACGATTTTCAGACAAAGGAAGTTTTTCGGGTCGATGAAATTGAAGAGGCAAAGGAAAGAGGTATGGCAAATGGGAGTTAGATACTCGGACGCTTTCAACATAGTCAAGGACGATGTCGGGAAATCCGTTTATAAAAAACATTATAAGGATTTAACGGAGTGGTGGGTTTATCGTGAGAAAAAAAGCCGTTTTGTGGACGCCAGAGGAAAACAGTTGAAACAAGGGGAGATTTATCTTTACTGCATCATCGTTTGTGAGAACGATTATGTCCGGCAGCAGAATGAAAAATTCATCGCGGTCGAGGGCGTCAAATTTACCGAAGAGGGTTTGGACGATTATCTCAGAAAGACAGGGAGAAGCTGATGGAGCATAAAATCAAGGATTTTGAAATTGCTTATGACGAACATGGTTATCCAGACATGAACGTAGAGATTGGAGACATTGTCATGGATGATCTGACCAATGAAATATGCGAAGTCGTTGGATTAGAACCGAAAGAAGGCCTGGACGCCTGGCAGGGCAACGCCGTGATCCTGGATTGCGATTATCTGGACGGCTGGCGTCATCCCTGGGAAGTGACGAAATTGAGGAGAAGGATTTCATGAAGATCGGCAAATGGAGAATTTCCTTTGAGAGCTTATGGTTTAAGAAGGAATTAACGTGGTTATACCGCTGGCAATTCCGGTTTATTCCCTTGGCTTTCTTAATAAACGATTTATCAGGGCGGGTAGTCATCTGCAATTTTCTGGTCAAATGGGACAAGATGTTCAAGTAAAAGATAGGACATTTCGAATGACCGTTGAGGTGGCAATGGATGTATTTAACGCTGGACTTAAGTTCCGCTTGCACGGGTTGGGCAAAATTCAGTCAGGACGGCAAACTTTTAAAATTTGGCCGCATTACCCCCGATGAGAAACCCGATCCGCTCTTCAAACTTCATTATGTGGTTAACAAAGTCAGGGAATTATTTACAGACGCTGATGACCTGGTTATTGAAGGCATTTTCTTAGGACGATTCAAAGGTAAAGCGAACGTAACCACATTTGAATATCTTGCCAAACTTTCAGGTGCTGTTATTTACGCTTGGATCACCGAAAAGTACAAACTCCCCAGGATTTACAAAGCTTCTGAAGCAAGAAAATTAGCTGGCCTCAAAGGTACCTGCCAAAAAGCAGAAATACAAATCTGGGTTATCCGCCAATACGAATTTTCTAACGCCCAAAACATTCATGAGTGGGAAGAAATCATGAACAAATTAAACGGCGAATACCAGACAAAGAAAGTTACCAACAGCCAGTTTAAATACAGAGTCAGCAAACTCAGCAGAATTATCGATGAAGTAACAGGAATCGGTGAAGACATAGCGGACAGTATTGTTTTGGGTAAGGCGTTTGGACGCGACAAATAGGAGGATTGCGATGCGAGAAGATGTGAAGCCAATTTACAGGTTTATTTTAAAACACGGCGTCGTTACTACAAATTCATTAATGGAAGCCTTTCGTTGTTCGGAAAATTCGATGAAGAAAAAGATCAATACCCTGGTTGAGGGAAATTACGTAAAACCAGAAATGATTCAGAATCCGATGACGGGCAGATGGATAAAAGCATACAAGAGTCCGGTCTTTGATCATGAGTGAAAGAAATAATGAATTAGAAGTTCATATGGCCGAAGGGTTGAAACAGATTGACAGAAAATCCAGGCCAACCAGAGGAAGCGGCTGCGGCAATGAAATTGGAGACGTTTCTAACCGCCATTTTTTCGTTGAATGTAAACAAAAAAGAACGAAAGAAAACGTCATCGTTGATTACAAGGATGAGTGGCTGGGAATAACTTCACGGATGCCTTTAAATTCAAGAAAAATTCCGGTTATTGCCATTGAAAATAAATACGGCGACAGGTTTGTCATCATGAGTTCGGAAGATTTTTTTCGATTGGCAAAGGAAGCGAAGGGCAATGACCAAAGTTGTTCACTGCAAGAAAGAAAAATTTGATGTTTATATCGGAAGACCTTCCAAGTGGGGTAATCCCTTTCAGATAGGCCGGGATGGAACAAGGGAACAAGTCATTCAGAAATATGAAAAATGGCTGTTAGGTCAGCCAAAACTGCTTGATGAATCAAAAGCATTAAAAGGAAAAGTTTTGGGTTGCTGGTGCAAACCGAAGATTTGTCACGGTGATATTTTAGTCAAATATTTGGAGAAGTCTTAGGATGGGCAATATTGAGGAAATCTTAAGGGATTTTCAGAGTAAATTCGGGCTTAAGCCAAAGCCGCAAAATAATCTGGATGTTTTTCCCACAAGTTACCCTGAGATGGATAAGGCCTTGGGAATCGGTGGCATCCCAAGGGGGAGGACAATTGAGATTTCAGGCGGACCCGGAGTTGGGAAATCGGTATTTGCTTATCATTTGGTAAAAGAGGCACAGAAGAAAAATGCGATAGTCCTGTATGTAGACGCCGACCGTGCATTTAATCCAACTTATGCCGGTAAAGTCGGAGTCGATCTTTCAAAACTGCTGATCTGTACCCCTCAAACGGGGGAAATAGCGATGCAGATTATTTATTACTACTTGGCCCAGCACCTCATCGACATGGTCATTATAGATTCCATTCCAGCCCTGCTGCCGTTGGATGAACTTTTGGGAGAGACGGGAATTGGAATTCAGAGCAAACTCATCACTACGATGATGAAAGAATTGGCGGGTCAAATTGAGAATACGAGAGTTGTCTTAATTTGTATCAATCAGGTCAGACATTCTTTTAAGTATGGTGGTTCGACGACGCCTTTTAACAATATCTTTGGATACTACGCCTCATTAAGAATTCATTTTAGAAAAGTGAAATCGATAAAAAGATGGAGAAAGCTTAAAGGCTATCTCATTGAAGCCAACATTCACAAAAATAGATGGGGAGAACGAAAAGTCATTAATTTCGAACTGCCGGTGATAGCGGAATGAATGAAAATTTACTGATGCGTGGGAGGTTAGCAATGCAATGGCAAAGAAGAAACCAGTCCAGGAATTAGAAACTGCAAATAATGAAGAACGATTGGCTTTATTAAAGAAGGCTGCACGAGAAATTAACACGGATGTCGGATTAGAAACATTACATTTCGGCAACGATCTTCGGCAGGTTAAGAAAATACCTTTTGGGTTTGAAGCAATTGATGAATTTCTCGGTGGGGGCATACCTTACGGGAATTTCTGTACCTTATGGGGATCTCCAGGATGCGGAAAAAGCACCCTGGCCCACATGCTTACCGCCTCCGCTCAAAAACAGGGGAAGCTGGCTTACTACATCGCCCTTGAACCCTACGATCAGTCACGCGCCCGCCAGTTCGGTGTAAATACCGATCATGTGCTCATCGGCGAATTCCCAAAGGCAGAACAATCCTTAGACACAATCATCGAATTTTCAAAAAAGAAACTGGTCGATCTGATCATTTTGGATTCCGTTCACTCTTTGTCTCCGAAAGGCGAGCAGGAAGACAAGAAAGGCGAAAAGAGTGTGGGAGACGACACGATGGCATTGCTGGCCAGAAAGCTCTCGCAGTTTTTCCGCATGGCCATTGATCCTGTCAAAAGAGGAAACGTAGCGGTTTTATTGATAGGGCAGACACGGATTGGATTAAACGGAATTTTTGCCATTGAACAATTATCCGGAGGTAATGCACTTCATCACTACTCCAAAGGAATTGTTCACATGAGGAAAGGGCAGAAAGCCGACGCTCCCGCTGAGAAAAGAGAAACGGGAGAAACCACTAAGTCAGGTAACAAAGCGTATGAATCCGTTCAAATCGGCTTTGACTGCGTCCTTAAGGTAGACAAATGCCAGATTGAAGGGATGCCCAGCGAGGGAAGCGCCATTCACCTACCCTATTATTACGAGAGCGGATTTTATCTTCCTGAACATGTCAAAGAGGAAATTCAAAAAGAAGAATCTGAGATCAAGGCTCAGGAAAAGAAGATAGATGGGGAAAAAGAATGATTGAAGGGTGGAATGTCAATTGCGTTATTTTTCCATGTTTAGCGGGATAGGAGGTTTTGAACTTGGAATACAGAATGCTTACCGAGGTCAGAACAGAAGAGGCAAAGAAGATTCGCAGAGAAATGAGAACGAAAGGAAAGGACTGGTGTCCGAGACGGGGGGAAGTGTTAGTCCCCAGGAAGGACAATCTGGCCAACACGTTAACGACGGCGAGAGAGGATGTGAACCGGCTTGTGCTGGTTATTCCGAAATCGATAAGTATGCCATCCAAATCTACCAACGACATTTTCCGGGACACCAAAACCACGGAGATGCAGCAAAAATTAGATGGGAAAACGTACCAGGCTTCGATTTCCTCATTGGCGGATTTCCTTGCCAGACTTTCAGCATCGCAGGAAGACGAATGGGGTTTGATGATACGCGGGGCACGATGTTTTTTGAAATCGCTCGGTGTCTTAGGGAAAAGCAGCCATGCCATTTTCTGCTTGAAAACGTCAAAGGGCTTTTATCTCACGGGCAGGGAAGAACATTCGCTGTTATCTTGTCCACGCTGGATGAACTTGGGTATGACTGTCAATGGCAAGTGCTTAACTCTAAAAATTTCGGAGTTCCACAAAACAGAGAACGAGTGTTCATTATCGGATGTCTTAGAGGAAAAGGTAGACGAGAAATATTTCCTATCCGAGAAAATCCAACAAAGACTCAAATTGAACTTCTTGGGACAACAAAAGGTGAAGAATGCACTCGGTTCGGAGAAAGAGACGTAGTCATGTCCAAGGAAGGATTATGCGGTGCCTTAAAAGCTACGGATTATAAACAGCCGCCGCAGCTTTTAGAGTTAACGTCAGGTCAGAAACAAGGATACAGGGTTTATGATCCCGATGGAATTTCGGCAACGCTCGTCGGACAAGCAGGTGGTGTTGGAGCAAAGACAGGTTTGTATAACGTTGGCGTCAGGGTGAGAAGGCTGACTCCTACAGAATGTGAGCGATTGCAGGGATTCCCTGACGGATGGACTGAGCATGGAGTTAATCAGGAAGGCAAAGAAACCAAAATATCCGACAGCCAGCGCTACAAGGTTCTTGGCAATGCTGTGACGGTGAACGTGATCGAGGCGGTTGTAATGAAGTTAATGGAGGCTAATCATGAACAATCAGTATGACTACGATGAAGAACAGAAATTAAAAGATTTTGCCAGAGAAACGGTACAAATTGCGGATGAGTATGCAAATTCGCGCGCTGGATATGCTGAGGCCAAACTAAAAATCGATGACAGATTAACCAATGCGTATAAGACCGGCTTGATCAAGGAAACCCTCGCCGTTGAGAAAGCTTACATTCAATTGATGGAGGATAATCCCGAGGCAAAAGCTGAGTATGAATCCATGATCAGAGAAGAGCAGGCGTACAAAGGGCTTGAAGAAGTTTTAAAGGCCCGCGCAGCATACGTTTCATTGCATCAGTCGTTAATCAAGGTCAAGCAGCAGACGGGAGTCGTATAAAACTATTTGAAAAAGGCAGTGATTCCGCATGTTTACACAATTACTTTTTTTATTCGCCGTAGGAATAGTAGAGGAGTTTACCAATCTTCTCTATTACAAGACTGGTGCCAAAAGTTATAAAGTTGCCTGCTGTTTTTTCAGTTTGATGCGGACGTACATTTTCGTGTATCTGGTCCAGTCTTTTGCCACTGAATTAGGGAAGAATTTTCTAATTGTAACGATTTATGGTTTAGGCGGTGCTTTTGGCATTTATTGGTGCCTGACCTTTGAATCATATCTTGAGAAATATGTTCTTAAGATTCGCAGGAGAGGCAGACAAAAGAAAAGATTATTTTTGTTGTTCAATGGAAAGAAGAGAAGCTGAAGGGATCAAAAAGTGAATCTTGTCAATATTTACAGTAAGGGAAGAGAAATCTATTTGTTCCTGCGTGACAAGCAAGGAAATTTAGAGATAAGAAGAGACGCTTCCTTCTTTCCTTATTATTACGATCAGTGTCCGGAAGGTATTTGTGCCGGGTATGACGGGACAAAATTAAAGAAACTTTATTTATCTTCTCCCCAGGAAGTTGCAGAACGAAGAAATAATGCTTCTTACGAAGCAGATATTCTTTTCACTAAGCGGTATGTCATTGACAAAGTTGCTGAAATCACACCTACAACTCTGCGCTGGAATATGGTTGATATGGAAATTCTGATCCCCAGGAACGAAGTGCCAAAACCTTTGGAGACAAAAAAAGCTCCGTATCCAATTTCCTGTATCGTGCTCTATGACAATTTAACTGACCGATATCATACCTGGTATTTAGGCGACTTTAAAAATGAATCTGATTTGTGGCTGGCATTCTGCAATCATCTGCAAAACAACCCGCCGGATTTGCTTATTGCTCACAACATGAACGGATTCGATTATCCTTACTGGTTTTACAGAATTCCTGATTTTGCCAGGCGAATCAGTCCGATCAATCAAACCAGGTACGGGACTAAAGATTTTATTTTTCCCGCTGGGATTTCAATTATTGACTCTCTGGAATGGTGGAAGAAATACACCCTGAATAAAGAAGAATCGTATGCCCTGGAATCTTTGATGGAAAAATATCTTGGCTATGGCAAGGGAAAGTATAAGAACATCGATTTCTTTAAGTTAAGCCCTGACATAGTCGGCCGGTGTCAGGGAGACGTTAGAGGGATGGTTGAACTTGAGAAGAAAATGCAGATGATCCCCCACTATGACCTGATTCGCAGAATTTCTCATATTGAGTGGGAAGACATTAATTGGAACAGCCGCATTATCGACATGTTCCTTCTTCGTCAGGCAAAAAAATGTAACGTTGTTCTTCCCATGAAACCAAGAGCAGAAGAAATAGACGATGAAGAATTTGAGGGGGCATTCCGAGATGCTTTTGAAACGGGAGCGTTTTACGGGATAGGGAAGTACGATCTTTCAGGGGCATACTGCTATGCGATTATCGACTTGTGCCTTGATTCGGTGAACATAGTGGATACCTTCACAGAAAATTGTATCTCAGTCGAAGTCAAGAGCAGAATTACGCAAACCGTAGAAAAGACGTATTTCGTTAAACAAAATCCGGATGCGTTATTACCCAGAGTTGTTAAACAGCTTGTCGATGAGAAGAACAAACTTAAGAAATCAAAGGAAGAAGCAAATCCCGAATCTTCTGAATACGAAGATATTGAAAAACGGTACAACGCCTTTAAGACAATTGTTCTTTCTGCCTGGGGAGTCATTGGGAATAAATATTTCAGGCTTTATGACAGCAGGGTCGCCTCAATGATCACTGCCGTTGTGCGCGATCTTTTACATTATGTCTTAAATGAACTTAAAGAGGCTGGATATAAGGTCATCTACATAGATACCGACTCTGCGTTTATTAATGACGGGGGAGAAAATATTTCGGATTTTCTTAATAAATTGGTTGAACAGTGGGCAGTTGAGAAGTTTGGGAAAAAAGTAACCATTGAATTTGATTACGAAGGTCATTTTCAAAAACTGCTTATCCTGGCCAAGTGCCGTTACATAGGTTACCTAAAGGGCAGTAAGGGGATTAAGAAAGAAATCAAAGGGGTAGAAGCCAAAAGAAAAGACAGTACGAAATTTATGAAAAAGTTCCAGGAGGAACTTATCGATAAAATCCTCAACAAAGAATCCAAAGAAGGCATTATGACGTGGATCTCAGAGAGGGTTGAGGGTTTAAGAAACGAATCGCTGGAAAATATTGCTTTTCCCTGCAGCCTCTCAAAGAAGCCGGGCGAATACGCCAGTTACACAAAACCCCTTCAGGCATTGGATAATTCTCCGGGGTTTAAAAAAGACATAGGAGATCGATTTTACTACATTTATGTAGAGCCTGAGTATTACACGGAAGAAAGGGAAATCATCGAGTATTACGTTGAAGTCCCTGGGAAAAGGGCAGGGACGGTTAAGAAGGAAAAATTAACCAAAAAGAAACTCGACGTATTGTGTCATCCCGATCCTCTTATCACGAAAATGCCGGATGTCCTTGTGGCGGAGGGAAAAATCAGGAAGGAAGCCAGGATCCAAAGAGTCAAGAAAGTCAGGGATGTCATGGCGTTTGATGAAGACAGAAAAAACCATCTCAGGCCAATTGACTGGTCTCAGGTAATAAGACGAAACATTACCTTAAAGCTGGAAACAATTTTCCAGGCAATGGGCTGGCAGGAAGATTTAAAACATTTTGGAATCGACATTAAGGAGACAAACGAAGATGCCGAATGAAATGTTTTTAATAAAAATAAAATATTTTCCTTCTGATGAAACAAACCAGTTTTTAGTCAACGGGACAAAGGAACTGGCCAAACTCATCAATCTTCTGAGCCGAACAGACCGGTACAGCATATTATCAATCGAAAAACTTGGAAGAATCGACGACTATTCTGATTTAATTCAGGACTTAATAGACGATCAAAAGCCGGCTGATTTAGATTGCAGCGTAAAGTTTATCGATGGAAAGGAGAACAACAATGGCGATCAGGAGTAAAGACATTAATAAAGAATTGGAAATTATTGACCAGGCAGCAAAAATATCACCTGAAGATAATCCTCAAACTGTGTTGCAAAAACATGCTTTGAAAGCGAATTCCCTTTTGGTGAAATTGCTTCGGGATTACCGGAACAATCAGGTTTTGATGATGCGTGCCCAGGGGATCAAATTAACCACTGAGGAAAGTGAAGATAAGAATGAAAAAGACACAAAATAGGATTCAATCGAAGGCGGTCATTTTTTATGGCGAAACGCAAGTGGACGGACGCGAAGATCAGGAGACTTAAAGAATACCTTCAGGAAAACTATACTCCTACCGAAATTTCCAGAATCCTGGGACAGAGTTACGATTCTATCCGAAATGCCATCCGCAGGTATAACCTCCAAACGTTCCAGATGCAATCACAGGAAGATGTCCTTTTCGTCAACGATGCTAAGGGCAAGAAAATTCGGAAAAGCGAAATCGACGAACTCGCCAAACACATTGGAACCAAGATTTATCACGGTTACCAGGTGATGCCTCTGGAAGAGCCCAAACTAAAAAGGTGCAAAGGAAAGCGTGAAGAAATTTCCATATTGGATATATCGGATGTCCATATGGGAATGCGAAACTCAATTTATGATGAGGACAGCGGCAAGAGGATTGTCACGTATGACCAGAGTATTTTTTTAAAAGAGATGACCAATCTTCAAAACAGCATTTTTCAAATTCACGGATTACAGGAAAACGAATATAAGTTGCGGAAATTAGTCGTCTTCGTTCTTGGCGACATTATTACGAACGACCGCATTTTCCCTGAGCAAACCTTTGAAATAGAAAAATGCGTTGGGCTGCAGATTTGGGATGCCATTCCGGTGTGGGTTCAGTTTTTTAATAATCTCCTGCGAATATATGAAGAAATAGAAATCGTCTGCGTTGTAGGAAATCATGGACGTTCCAATCCTGCCCATTACAACGAACCGGTCGAGAACAACTTTGAATATTTTATCTACCGTACCTGGCAAAAACAGTTTGAAAACCATAAAAGGGTGAAAGTCATTGTGCCTGATACCGGACGGTATATCCATCACGTCGGTCCGTGGAGGCATTTGATTGAGCACGGCCACGAATTTCAGGGCTATTCGGAGGGGTCTCTTAGAAGGCAGCTCGATAATTTGTATCTCAATGTCGGGGGATTTGATGTTGTTCATTATGGTCATGTTCACCAGTTAGCAGAAAAAAGGATTGCAGATAAAGTTTTAGTCAAACAAAACGGCTGCTGGATCTACAAGGACGAATATGCGTTTAAACGTTTCAAGACCTATTCAATACCCGAACAGCATTTCTTCGGTTGCAATGATAAGAGAAAGGAAACGTGGAAGTATGCCCTTGATCTTCGAAGGTGAAATTAAAGGAGGAAGTAAAAATGGTTCAATTTAAAACAAGTGAAGTAAAAAATGTCGGGAAAGTTCAGGTTTCTGCCAAGAGACTTCGTGAGTTGGCTGCAAAACTTGAGGAGGTTCGCGGTACAGACGGAAATGAAGAAATCGATGTTTATATTGTTCCGGGTAAAGGCAAAGAAGACGCCTCTCAGTTAGCTTTTGATTTTTCTAAGAAGGAAACAAAGGTTGAAGAGAAAAAAGAACCCGAAGTTAAGGAAGAAAAGAAAACGGTCGATACACCCGTCACCCTAGAACAACAGCCCAAAGTTGAAGAACAGGCAAATGCCCCGAAAGAGCAGGAACAACCAAAAACCGCTGTAGAGGTGCCAAAAGAAGAAAAATCTCAAGAAGCACCACAAAGTGAAGTAGATCGAATCGCGAAAGACGAAAACTTGGCCAGAAAAGCGGAAGAAATCAAAGAAAAGGCTTATAAGAAAAAATAATGCGCGTTTTAGTCATAGGCGATACTCACATTGATGATCCTTACCTTGATGAGTTACGTGATATTTTCGAAGAAATCATGTCTTACGATGCGGATCACGTAATTCATCTTGGGGATTATTACAACCATCATAAACCCTCGCCTCAATCTTTAACCTTTGGTACCGAAATTGCCAAGAAAATTCTGGATAAATATAAGTCGTTCACGTTATTGGCCGGGAATGGAAGGCATAACTGGCTGAACGGACATAGCGTTATTCAGTATTTGTCCTCTCTAGGCGTTGAATGTGTTGGAATGGAATTAAAGCGCGACATTGATGGATTGAATTGTTTTTTTGGCCATTACATGACGAATGAATCCTGCAAAGAGTATGGGAGCCATGATTATACGGTAAGCGATTTGAAACAGTATGATCTTGTCTTATTAGGTCATCAGCATCTTTGTCAGGATATAACGCCTGAAATTTTCCACCTCGGTTCAGTTTTTTATCAAAGTTTTGCCGAGGTTGGAGATTCGCATAAGAGGATTGCGATTATCGAAAATCGAAAATGGCGGTTCATTCCTCTGCGATCTCCCATCCCCATGATTGACGTTACAGACCCGGCAAAATTCTCCGATATCAATCCGAGAACAAAAGTACGGCTGCTTATTTCGGATTTTGAAACGTTCAAAAAACAGGTGAATGGCTTAAGCAGGTGGAAAGAGAAATTTGTCGAATTTAAGTATGAACTTAGATATCAGAAAACGTCTGCCCAGGCTCATCAATCTACAGAAAGTGGGAGACAGAAGCAATTAAGCATCATTGATGAAATCAACAAACAAGTTAAACAAAGGGAAGTACGGGAATTGTTAATTGCACAATTCAAGGACACATGATTCTTTGCAGGATTAAATTACAGAATTTCCAGATCTACAGAGAGTTTGAAGCCACGTTCTCATCGATGACATTTATACGAGGCAGGAACGGCACTGGAAAAACTACGCTTGGTCTGGAATCCATAATGTTTTGTCTCTGGGGATATTCCTCAAAGAACCTGACAGAAATCCCCACTCGCGGGAAAGCCAACACCTGTTTGGTTGAGGTGGAACTTGAGCACAACGGAGATGTTTATATCGTTGAACGACGTATTCCAACGTACCTCAAGATCGTCAAAAATGGTGAAGAAATTCAATTTGAGACAAAGACCGAGGCCCAGGCGTATCTTCAGAATTTATTTGGCGAACCTCTTAATTTCAAGAAATTTAGGATGATAGACAGTGAAGTGGGAATAAATTTTCTCGACCCCAGGAGCGCGGCGACGTTCAAAAAAATCATCTTTTCAATCTCAGAGGATCAGTTTAATCGGGCCAAGTACAATCTTGGGAGGATTAAACAGGAAAGGGAGATTTGGAATAAGAATAATGCGGTCATTTATTCCAATTTTCCTTCTGAAAAAAGATTGGCCGCTTTAGATAAAGGCATCCTGGGGCTCCAATCGGATCAGAGTGGTTTATTAAATGAAGATGCTCAACTAGCCAATGAGCAATTACGCCAGAATAATTCTATAGGACAAATTCAGGGGCAGATCAGAAATGTAGAAAACCAAAAGGCAAAGATGAAAGCTGACCATTGTTATGCCTGCGGTCAAGCGTTAGACCCGAGTAGGAATGCTCAAATCATATCTCAATTAGAGGGAAGTTTATCGGATTTTCACAAACAGTTGCAGGATGTCAGGGAAATCATGGCGGAGTTAGAAGAGATCCGAAGCCAGGGACAACCTTCTTTAAGCAAGATTGCCGCACGGATTAATAAACTAGTCCAGCTCAAAACAAAATTAGAAGGAAGGCTAAAACAAAGAAAATACATTTATACCAATGAGGACGTTGAAATCGTTAAACAGGCAATTAAGGAGTTGGACGTTATTTCCACTTCCTTCCTGGTCAAAAGCGTAAAGAATTTGGAGCCGATTATTAATCAGGTTCTGGAGAAAATTCAATATCACCTGGAATTTGACGTTAATGATAAAGGCAAATTTGACATGAGGCTCATTAACGGCGATGGAGAAATGTTTACATATAACGATCTTTCTACGGGGCAGAAATTAATGCTGCAGATTGCTTTTAAACTGGCATTGCTCATTGAAAGAGGGGAAGAAGGATTAATCATCGCGGATGAAGGGTTAAGTTCATTGGATAGGGAGAATCTTTTACACATTTTGAAAATATTTGAAAACTATCCATTCCAATTGATATGCGTTCTTCACCATTTTGATGAGACACCGGCGGGGATTAAAACAATTGATTTAGACGAGGTGAGTGATGATGAAGAAGATCAAAGAGTTATTAAAAAAGCTGTGGGTATGGATTCTGGAGAAGGGAATAAAATTTAGAATCAACGGTAAATGGTAGACCGCTTATCTGCAAGCCTGCCTAAAAAGATAGTTCCCCTTGTTAGCGTTTTTGTTTTTTGATCCCCCTTAAATAAATTTGAGAGGCTGCGTGTACTGAATGCTTAAACTTAACGACGTTTATTGCGGCGATTGTCTTTCCGTAATGAAGCAAATCGACGACAATTCGATTGATACGATTATTACGGATCCCCCTTATGGCATGAGTTTCATGGGTAAGAAATGGGATTACGACGTACCAAGCATAGAAGTGTGGAAAGAGTGTCTCAGGGTATTAAAGCCTGGTGGAACCGCCCTCATTTTTGCCGGTTCACGTACTCAACACAGAATGGCAGTTAATATTGAAGATGCAGGGTTTATTTTAAAGGATTGTATTATGTGGCTCTATGGCTCGGGATTTCCGAAGGCTATGGACATTAGCAAGGAGCTGGACAAAAGAGCAGGTGCTGAGAGACAAGTTATCGGATCGAGAAAAGCACATGACATTAGAAGCAATAATTTGATGGAAGCGTCACAGGGCAAAGGGCGGGGAACAATGGAGTACAACTATACCGCTCCTGCCACAGAAGAAGCAAAATTATGGAATGGATGGAAATCCCACGGTCTGAAGCCCGCCTATGAACCAATTTTGGTTGCCATGAAACCCAACGATGGAAGTTATGTCGAGAATGCACTTAAACATGGTGTGTCAGGGCTTAATATTGAGGGGGCAAGAATTCCCTTAAATGGCGAGGAGCCTCCCAGCGGATCTGCCAAAAGAGTGTACAAAAACAATCAATTTACCGATGAAAAAATCTATGGAGAAAACAAGCAAACACCAGAAGGTCGTTTCCCCGCAAACGTAATTCTTGATGAAGAAGCTGCTAAATTGCTGGATAAGCAAAGCGATGCATCCAGATTTTTTTATTGTGCCAAAGCAGGAAAGAAAGAACGGGATGCCGGATTAGAGGGAATGGAAGAGAAACCTTGTGGAATGATGGAAGACGATAATTATCCGATTGAAACAGGGAGCGGTAATTTAAGGGACACTAAAAGGAAAAATTATCATCCAACGGTAAAGCCACTCAAACTCATGGAATATCTTTGTACCCTGACCAAAACTCCAACGGGCGGGATTGTCCTTGATCCATTTGCGGGAAGCGGAACGACAGGGATTGCCTGTAGAAATACAAAACGTCCTTTTATCTTAACTTGAGTTTGGCAAATTTTCGAATTTGTCGTCGGAAAAGTCTCTCGGATCGCAAAAACAGGTTTTCGATACCACAAAATTGCTTTCTCGACGAGA